GTTCCCGAGAAAGAGTCAACCGATTACTATATGCCGAGCCTATTCGGACCGGAAGATTTCTAAACGGGACAGCAGTGGTCTTAGCGGTATTGTTACCCGCCGCCTCGATGAGCTTCTCATATTTTTTCTCCGTGACCGTCACCTCGTAGTCGGATTGTGCTGAGTAATACGAGGACATAGCGCTCATCAGCGGCGAAACTGCGTCCATAGCCGCCTGAAATTTAGCGACAAGACCATTGCACATGACACCAGTCGCCTCACCCATAGCAGCCATAGCCTCCTGATGAGAGACCACACCCTCATGCTCCATAGACTTGATATTGGCCAGCGTAGACTTGTAAATATCAAAATCAGCGGTAATAAAATCAGTAACGCCCGTACCCTCTGGATGCTCGTCAGACCAGGACGCTTGCGCCTTGTTTGACGCTGTATTGTAAGCAGAGTGAGCATTACGTTTAAACTGTTCGTTTTTTGAGTCATGTAAGCCCTGCTCAGCCTCTTGTTCAGCGTATCGCAGTTTAATCTGCTTCAGCATTTCCTGATACTCTATCTCCTTCAGCAACCCTTTTTTATGCAGGAGGTCGAGACCCTTGAGCGTTATTCGCTCCTGCTCTTTGATATCCTTAGCAGCCCACTCCTCTTTGTATCGTTCAAGTAAATCGTTATAACGCTGTGTACGGTCAAGGTCTTGTTCTCGCTGACGTTGACTAATCTCCGCATCGATATCGAGCCACTCCTGCGAGTCCTTTTTATAAAGCGACTGACGTTTTTTGAGCATGTCAATATCATTATTATACATAGCCTTGGCAAGAGCAATATCGTCATGATAGAGATCATTGTTAATATCTTTTTTCTCATACATCATTTGTAGGTCTATTGCCTTGACGGCATGCTCACGCTGAATCTCATCCTCATCGTAGCGGAGTTTTTGTTGCTGATATTGCTGCTCAAGCTCTGTCTTTTTCATCATTAGGGCTTGAGCTTCGTCAGCGTCCTTGCCATACAGCTTTATCTGCTCATCGAGACCCTTCTGCTTAATATCATATTGCTGACGCATAAAATCCTTATATGACAGATTTTCGTCAGCGTATCTGCGGTAGTTCTCGACAAGCTCAGCATCGGTGATGGCTTGTTGAGCCTTGACAGCAGCTTTAAGGTCTTTATTTTTCTGCGCCTCTTGACGCTTACGCTCTACCTCTGCTTTACGAGCAGCCACCGCAGCCTTGCGAGCCTCCGCTTGCTCAGCTTTTCTTTCAGCTTCAGACTTGTAATCCTCGCTCGCTGTAGAGTTACTACCCTTGCCACCGGCAAGAGCCTCGTTAGCCTTGCGCACCTTTTGCAAGCTCTCGGCTTGCTGCTTTTGTACCTCTTGATATTTCTTGAGCCACTCATTTTGCTTGTTCTGCAGCTCTTGAATCTCAGCATCGTGATTACGTATGATATTCTCAGTCGTATTGCGTGTATAGCCCTCACGCTCGATGTATGTCTGTGTATTCCATCCATCTTTAAACCCTCTCAAACCGTGTCTGAACTGACCGCCGTCGAAGCCTTGAGACAACGCATTCCACGCCTTTTGCGCATAATGTGCAATCTGATTACCCGCAGACTGGAAATCAGCTTTAAAAAAATGCCCCAGCCTACCCCAAAAACTACTTAAATACCCCTCGTCAACATCCTGCTTCTTTCGCTCAAGCTCCTCCACTTTTGAAAGATACACACGAGCCTTGGCTTGTGCGAGGATGGAGTCGGTGAGTTTATCAACAGCCTCACGAGCATTGTTAGACAGAGAGTTTTCGAGCGTGAGGTTATTGAGATACTCAGGGTATTGAGATTTTAGTTTTTTCAGCGCCTCGGTACGCACATCATCAGATGCAGACTTGTCTTGGACAAGCTTAACGAGACTTGAGAGCTCGGCAATCTCAGAGCGACATTCAGTAGCCGCCTCTGCGTTAGCCTGATTAAGCTCACGCTGCGCCTCAATAGCCTTGTCAGTTTTAAGCGTATACGTAACAATAGCGGCAGTAACAGCCACCATCGCAGTAAGAGCAGCGGCGTAAGGATTAGCGAGTATAACCTTATTCCACAGCTGCTGAGCAGCTGCAGCTAATGTTATTTGCCTTGTGCACGCTTGCACTGCGATGTTATATGCTATCTGCGATGACGTTGCGAGACCATTATAAACAGCCTTCATCTTATCAACTGCCAAACTTTTGAGCTTAGCTATCTTGCTTGCAGTTTCAGCTATCTCTGCTGCCTTAGCTGCGAGAGTATAAGCAACGACACCAGACGTGAGCACGGCGAGCACCTTCCAGTATTTGATGGAGAAGTTAGTGATAACACTGAGACTCTTAACGAGCAAGCTGCCCGCGCTTATCGTGTACTTGACGACCGGCAGCAGGTTTTCACCGAGCTCAACGGTGAGTTCATGGAAGCGGTTTTTAGCCTTATCGACCTCACCTTGTATAGTCTCGTTTTGCACATCAAACTCCTCGATAACAGATGTAGCCTTTTTATAAGCATCAGCCGCAATCTCTTGGCGTTGTCGCAAATCGTCGACCTTATCGGCCATTGTTGTAAGCACCGACACTGCACGCTGTCCGTCAAGACCCATATCGCCAAACATCCTACCAAGTTGGTCGAAACCACCCTTAGATTTAAGGTTGTCCATCAACGTGATGACAGCCTTATTCATGTCAGTCTTGACAAGCTCAGTAAACGTCTTGACATCAACGCCCGCCATCTTAGCAAATGTCTTCGTATCAGTAGCCATCTTTGTGAGGAGCTGAGAAAAAGCTGTCGCAGCCATCTCATCCTTCTGCATGTTCTCATCAAGGACGGCACCATAGCCCATTATTTGAGCTTGTGTCAAACCGACCTGCTTGCCTACGCCAGCAACACGAGCAGTAAACTCAACGAGGTAGCCCGCCGAAGCGGATGAGTTCTGCGCAAGCTCATTGATGGCCGAACCAGTCGCGAGCATGGCACCACGCAGACCGAGTCGGTCATCCTCACCGAAAGCCATAGCAAGCTTGCCCACCTTATCGATTGCGCCATCGCCGAGATCATCGCCAAGGGCGACCTGAATTTTATCAGCGGCATCAACAAATTCTAATATCGAGTCTTTGGACGTAATGCCGAGACGGCCAGCAGACTCGGCGAGCTCGTTAAGCTGCTTACGCGGAGTACGGGTATCCATTTTTTTCAGTTCCTCGTTCATCTCTGTGACCTCCTCCATAGACTGCCCAGTATACTTGCGCACATTGTTCATCTCTTGGTCCATCTCGGTATATGCGTCAACACATTGTCGGATGGTACTTGACAACCCCGTTATAGCACCTATGCCTTGAGTTATAGCCCCCCAATTATCATTAAGAATTTTGACGGACTTGCCAAACAGCGATGTAGCAGTCTGCTGCTCACTATTCACTGCAGATATCTGAGCCTTGAGCGCCTTAGCCTTGTCATTGAGTGCGTCGAAAGCCTCAGAGCCCTGCTTAGTGTCAGCAAGGCGCTCATTGACGATCTTCAGCGAAAACTCAAGGTCACGCAAGGACGAACCGCTTATATTCTTAAGCGTAGCATCTATCAGATTGTTCTCACGTGCGAGATCAACCGCTGACCTTTTAGCTGCAGCAATCTCCTGCTCATACTTGTCAATTGTCAGATTAGCCTCTTTTTGTGCTGCATTAACTTGTTGTATGCGCGACTTGATGCGCTGAAGGTTCTCGGACGCTTGTCTAAAAGCATCGGTATCTGGTTTTATGTCACCAATCTCCGACTGAAGTTTATTAGCTGCAGCAGTCAACTCATTAAGCGAGGCACCATCTATATCGCCGAGAACGCGCTGAAGGTTAGCCGTAGCATTGTTAAGGTCTTGCATCTCCTTTTGAGATTGGACGGTCGAGTCTTTGAGAACATCCATCCGGTCTTTACAACGCTGTAGTATTTTATTCAGTTCATTGTATTCATCAGGGCTCGAGACTTGCTTCATCGCTCGACGCACCTCACGCGCAGCTTTCTCGATGTCGCCGAGCGACGCTGTTGACAAATTATTTACGGTATCAATTGTTTTTGACACGCTGTTGCCATAAGCCTTAAGGCTCGCCTCTGCAGCCTTAATCGGCTTATTAAATTTGTTGATATCCTTTACTGAGGTGCCAGGATCACGCAGCGCATCAGCTTTTTTCTTCTTGAGATCATCAAGACTTTTCTGAAGAGCGGCCATCTCGTTTTTCGCCTCTTGAGCATTGAGGCGGATAATGGTCTGAAATGTCTGTGTTGTTGCCATAAAAAAGTGCTATCTTTGATTTAAAATCAAAGGTAGCACTACAAATTCTCGTTTTAAAATACACCAGCCCATAAAGACAAATCATATGCTGTATTTGAAATATGGGTAAAATGTTTTATATTTTGTTGAGCTTCAGCTATCCATCTGTCTATTAATACAACTTGACTTGAATCGTAACCAAAACGTTTGACGGCTTTATCACGCAGTCTGCCAAGATATCTAAGCCGACGATTAAGTCGCTTTGTCTCTCTTCTTGACACACGAAATAGCCAAGACGCACGCTTGACAAAGGCATAAATCTCTTTACTGTCAACAATCTTTGATTTATTTAAATTTCTTTTCAATTTACGTGTTGCATTTTGAAACAATACAACAATAACGAAAAATAAGAAGAAAATCCAGTAATGTTCAGATAAGATTATCATAATAGCAGACGATTTAAGTGATTACACCGCAAATATACTAAAAGTATTCGATGTAGCAAAGCCATTGAGCAAATTTATTGTCTGCGATGTATCAGCCAGATGAGCAGCTTTATTATAACAGATATAATGACGCCATAGAAAACGATATCAAAACTCAGTTTATACCGCTCCCACCATGTTTGACGCCTCTCAACCGGCACCGGAACCTGCGTAGAGTCAGACCTAAAGACAAACTGAAATATCGTGTCTGTCTTGTAGCTTATGCGGTCGCGACACTTATAGACGTTATGCGTCTTATAGACAGTGTCGCCCCTGACAAACGTCTCAACAAACACGGAGTCGAGGATGCGGAAGGAGTCGACTCGTAGGTTTGTTTTATAGAGCGTGTCGGTGTTATGCACGACACGCTCTAATACGACAGACTTGTTAGCCCTGCACCCGACGAGCGAAAGCAGTATGACGGCAAGGACACCGAATGTAGTCAATCGAAATAGCCTCATACGCATCACTTAATGTGTATGACATTATTGACGTGTTTGCCCGGCGTCGAGATGTGCACCCAGCTGTAGCCGTACTCATCGATGAGCTGACCGACGTTTATCTTGCCCGCGCGGACAAGTGAAGCAGCAGTCTCGAAGAGAGCCTTATTGTCCTCAGGCGTATTGCTTAGGGTGCGGATATCAGCGGCCTGGCCAAGCATGTGCTGCGACGTACGTACGCCGCCCACAGCCTTGTTAACGGCAGCACAGCGGAAACCGCTGTTAACGATGATAGGATGACCGAACGCCTCACGGAGAGGCTCAAGAACAGTCTCGGCAAGCAGCTTGAGATTAGCCATCTCAGACTTGTTAGGCGTGTTGTCGATTGAGAGATTGCGAGCAGCAGTAGAGCGAGTAAGCTCCTCGACTGTAAAATGTTTTGTTAACTGCATAAAATATATTTTAGATATGATATTAATCGCGGCTTATCGAGAGATATTCTGACAGCCCCGGAATGCGCTCTATAAACTTAAAGCGCAGGAAATAATAAAAGAAAGCGACGATCTGCCACGGCGTTGTGCCCTTTTTGAAAATCTTCTTTAGATTTTTGAGTATGTTAAGAGCGTAGAAGTACAGCACGACGTAAGTAACAAAGCTCACACACTGCATAGCGCCATCAGGCTGATGCTTCATCTGACCGACAAAATAAATAGCGCAGCATAGAACAAAGAACACAGTAGCCTCTGCGACACATCGTAGAGCCTTTTTGATATCAAAATCCTCGTGACTGGCTATCATGCCCGAAAGGTAGCCGAACAGAAAGTTAAAGAAGAAGACTATCATGAGCGATTTTAGTTCGCCCTCGATAGGCTGGAGGAAGGCGAGCACGGCGAGTGCTATGCCAACGAACAGAGAACGGATATTTTCAATCATAATCATATTTATTATTTATTCATCCGCAAAGTTAAAGTCAAACATGAAGAAACAAAAATACGGCATACCCATTAAAAAGAGTATGCCGTATAACCTATAAATTAAACGATGCCGAGCCACTTTTTTGCTTTTGCAGTAGCGGCATCAGTAAACGAGCAATACGCTTGCCACTCCTCCGCATAAGCTTCAGCGTCCTCTTGATGATGACGCTGAAGAGCGAGCTCGTCGGACACGGTATAACGTGTGCGGATGATAGCGTTAGCGACCTCATGATGGTCGGTCGGGTCTGAGCAAGGCACGATAAAACCTCCATCGCGCTCCTCACCTGTATAGATATAAGCCTTAAAAGGCGACGGAGCGTCATTGTCAGCAGTTTTCTCAGGCTGATAATTATCCTCAACGCGCTCGTCTGGATATATGATGACGCGCTCGGAATCGTAACGTAACAAAGTTCTCGGCTGCTGATATACAGCCGTGTAAGTCATCTTAGGCATACTATGTAAATTTAAAAAACGTTTGACCATTTTTGCCCTCAAACTGTTGTATCACCGTTGGCGCTGGCAGATCCTCGCGTGAGAAGTCGTTAAGCGCCTGATCAATCAAAACCTTTGAGCCCGTGTAGGCATAAAACTCAGCATCGAGCAGCGTAGGATTGCCGGCACGGTCACGAGCTTTCTCAAAGATGTACGACTCTCGTAGAGAGCCGTCTGCAGCCTCAGTCTGCAAAGTCTCTATGATTTTTTTAAAGCGTAGAGCCAAGACCTTCCCGGCCACCACCTTTGTAATCTCCTGCATATTGCCGGTCGAGTCTGGTACGGTGACCGTAACCTTCTGACGGTCTATCTTAGACTCCTCGATTTTATAATCTTCGAGATATATTTTTTTATCCCAGGTATCTGGTTCTACCCCCCCGCAGCATTTGACAAAGTCTTGCAGATATTCGAAAAATTAACTTTTTGATTGCCGGTCATCTCCTCGAAAGGATATTTAATTCTGTGTGATTTAATGATTTTACCTAATGATTTTTGCATACCTAATTTTACAAACAAATTTATACAGTCGACGTGCTTAGCGTAACCAAAACGCGATGCTTGTCTTAATCTTATCTGCTCCTCAGTAAAGCCGCGTTTGCGCAGCTTTACGACATGACGCGCCAGCTCCTGCTTGTTATTTTTGCTGAGGAGTACATGGTCATGATAAAACACATAGCCACAGATGCGGATGCCCATGTGCGTAGGTCTAATATTATAATCTTTATTGATATCGACATGATAATCGCGGGCGAGGATGGCGACAGCAATTTGTCTGACGATACCGAGCACAGCCTTGTCGGCATGTCGAAATATTATATTGTCAACAAACCTACAATAATGAGGCAGACCCTCAGCCACATAAGCCTTGAATTTATCAGCGAGATATATAGACCCGCGGCTCAAATCATCAAAATCAGACGATGTCTTCGCTGTGATGACACGCCACTCTATGTATTTTGATGTCCAATATGCCATTTTTTCGGGGTCTTTATCAATATCGAAAAACCGCATCGCAAGACGGTCGAAGTCGGCGAGATAGAGCATGCCGAAGATCTGACTGACCTTAATACCGAGAGGAGCGCCTTGAAGATACGAATCAACAACTTTAAACAGAACGCTGAGCAATTTGCCAGGCTTAACCTTGCGTAAAATCTGCCTCTTGAGGATGGCATGGTCCATCAGCGGGAAGAAATGATGAGCGTCCATGGACAGCGTATAAGCGACCTCAGACTGCTCATATTTATACAGCTCATTTCGTAACGCACGCAAGAGAGCATGCTGCCCCATATTCGGGCGCACGGCTGGACATTGCCACGCTATATAATCATAAAACGATGTCTCATACGGCAGGATAGCCGCAGCCTCGATGACATGGTCATGTATAGGCGCACGCGCCAGATCGCGCCTCTTGCGCTCAAATATGGTCTTGGGTCTGTATGGGGACGGTTGCCACGATTCGTCACACAGCTCATCAAGCACACGTTGCAGATTACTCTCAAGTCGCTTATCGTAGTCACGCACAGCCCTGCGTTTGTGCTTCGACTTGCTGTAATTGCCGTAAGCACATCGCACGTTGTGCATGTTCTCAGCCTCCCCACGGTCACGGATTCTTCGCATGTGGATAACTGTTTAAATAATAAAAATAAAGCGGGATTAATCGGGGTAAAAGCGGGATCTGAGTGTTTTTCGGTGTTTGTTGGTCTGCAATTTTGACCGTCAGGTATGTCGCTCGCTCTTAGGCTACGAGACTCGCTGACATCTGATGTTATGTTCCTCCATTGGGAGAGGCTCACTCCGCTCGTAAATTGTATAGGAACGCGCCGTAGTTCGCATTGGAGTTCGAGGGCGCATTGTTAGCATTCAGCGCACAGGAGCCAGCATTGCCACCGTTGTTCGCATTGGCGAAAGCGGCGAGACCACGCAAACCGGAGCTTAGGAGTTCTACCTACAACCTTTAGATTGCGAGTGCAAAGGTAATGAAAAACGGTGATACAACAAGTCAAAGAGCGTTTTTTAAAATATTTTTTAAGGCAGGCGCCCCCAAAAGGGGCGCGACCGCCTACGGCGGTAGTGCACTTTTGCCCGCCTATGCCACCCATGTGGCCTCTGTGTCCCAGTCTTCGTCTGCTTCGCAGAGGAACGCGCCGCAGCTCGCATGGGAGACCGAGGGCGCAAGGTTAGCACTCAGCGCACAGGAGCCAGCAAGGCCACCGTGGCTCGCATAGGCGAAAGCGGCGAGACCACGCAAACCGGACGTAACAGCAGGATGGTAGATACCATCTGCGTAATAAGTAGATTCGCTGCCACCCCACTCAAGCGGGAAAGCTATCATATTGTCAAGGTTAAACCTCTTGCCGAAATACCAGTTTGAAGTATCAACAGCCGGTATCGAGCCGACTTTTACAAAACCGCTTGTATTCGTCGTATTGACAGCAGCCTTAGTCCACTTACGCAGGATAAACACATCAAGCGTCTTGTTAGCAGTAGCTTGCAAGATAACGCCGTGCATCATCATCCAAATGTTGCGATACCAGTTTTTCAAGCCGTAGAAACATGGGATGCCCTTAATAACTTTCTGCGTGCCGTCACCCTTGTCAAGAGTGACGGAGAAAACACCAGTGGCGTCACCCTTCTCTGCGAGCGCATCGAGATCGAGCGTAGCATATTGATTGCCAAAATCAGCATTAACATTGTCAATGCCAATACCGAGCCCGCCTTGATGCAGACCGTCAGCAGTAAGAGAGGCGTTGTAAGCCGCCTGAATGTTGCGGTTGTGGAAGATGATGCGCGTGAGGACTCCAACAGCAAAAACCATGGGGAACATCGAAGCGCCCCATCTGTCACCGTTTTTCTCTGCATAGTCTTGCAGCAGCTCCTCATTGACCTGCACAACAGCTTTGCCCAGCATTGTGTTCCACTTTGCATCGTTGTCAGCTACATTAGTGCCGCCTCGATACTGAGCTGTTCGGTTGCAGAACGACACGAGGATGTTGTTCGTGCGATCGAGAGCAGCAGCACCCGAGCATGACATTGATGCAACCGGTATGCGGTAATTCCAATGCCCGGAAATAGGCGCTGTTGAAACAGCTTCACATTCGTAGATGTCATCCTCCCAATGCGCATAGTACCATGGGATGTTCCACCCCCAGTGATAATGACCCATCGTGCCATCCAGAGCAGCCACACCTCCGGATGCGAAACGCTTATGATTCGTCGGGTCAAGCTTTCGGCGCGAGTGGTCATTCTGCACGAGATAGCCACCGAGCCCAAGTATTGACGGGAGGTTAGCTAACATTGTGAGGTCGCCGAACGGCTCGCCCTCAGTCTTCGCCTCTGCCTTTTTCCACCTGACGCCACAGTAAGCCGTCTTTGAGGTGATAGCCGACAAGGGCATCGCCCCAACCTTGTTAGCAACGGGGTCGTAGCCTAACAGTCTGATTGAGGAGTTTTGATTAGAAAACTCCTCAACTGATGAGATTTTTTGAGCTTTATCCATATATATGTTAATTATAAGTTATACAACTACCAAGCTGAAGTCGGAAGAACGATAAAGTTAAAGCCACCCTCGTTAGCCGTGTCATCATCTGCAGTACGCACCGAAAACGAGTTAGTAGTCTGCTCAATGACGCTTGCATATACCTGTTTTGCATCGGTCGTCGAACCCGCCGTTGTGCCCGTCACAATAGGCATAAACCCGGTGCCACGCCCACCGTACCACGGCATTGTTATTTTATACTCGCCCTTGCCGAGTCTTGTCAGCTTAAGCGACGTGCCGTCTGAGCTGTACGACTGCTCAAGCTTCGCCGTGCCGGTCTTATTGTCCGCGGTCACGCGCCCTGCAAACAGCATCCTTGCCGGAGCACCGAACATCTTTCGCTGTCCGAGCGGAACGCGATTTATGACTATCCAACCATAAAACCCCTTATCGTCACCGAAACCAAGCAGCTGGACAGCCTCTTGATTGATTGTCAGCTGCGAAACCGCCGAGCCGTTTTCATAAAAGAATTTATTATCCGGAGCGTCAATGACATAAGGCGAGGACGAGTAGAGACCACGCCATGCGAAGTTGACAAGCGTCAGCTTGCGACCGGTGCAGTCATCAGACCAAGGCAGCGACACATCATGCGACCAGCCATCGTTAACAACGGGAAGAGCAAGATTGTCGTAACGGTCAGCTGCAGACCAAGAGCCGCTTGCGTCGAAGTTGTAGCCGTCAAACAGCACAAAAGGCTGTCTGCATATACCTTTAAAGATGCCCTCATCTGCCTCGACGCGACCCTTGAAGACACCCGAATCAGCCTCTATCTTGCCTCGAAACGAGCCGATTTCGCAGTGTATCTCACCCGTGCGCAGATTGATGTAAAGACGAGGCACAAACTTTGATTTGTCCTCAGGAGCAGAAGCATCAAAGTTTGTATAAGCAGTATTGAGCTTTGAGGAGTCGCCGTCGATGGTCTCACCGTTCAGGCGGCCGTACTGCGATATCAGATAGTCGCCGACCATGACCGCCGAGCCGAACTTGCCGAAATCAGACATCACGAACTTGGCAAAGATAATATCATCCTTTGAGACCAGCTGCCACTCGGCGACATCAGCAGACGGCTCTATATTGAGCAAGCTGCCCTCAGCCGCCGGTCTCCAATAGCAACCTTTATGACTAACTATCGGAATCATGTCTGACGTGCGGGTGTATGTTATGCCGCTCTGCCACTCGCCCGCGAGATAGCTCATCGGGCCTGGAGCACCAGGATTGCCCTGCGGACCGGGAGCCCCTTCAGGACCGCGGAAGGGTCCGAGATTACGCCATCCGAAGGCGTTTTGCACCCAGATATCTGAGTCTATCAGGTAAGCGTCACCGGCGCTCACCTCAGCAACGCGGTCAAATTTGCTATACCATATACCTAACTTAACCGCACCCGACGTGTCAATGTTGTCAATGAGCCAGATGCCTTGAGCAACAGACGACGAGTTTTCAGGTACGGTGGCAGCATGCCCGACCGCCTCGCCCTTGACTGTAAACGATGTGCCGTTTTTGCCGTCGGTGCCGTTTTTGCCAGATCGGACAATCGGCACCGCCAAGGCGGCGACGGAGTTGCCGCCAAGCCTGATGAGAAAATCGTAGTAACTGACATTGCTAACACTCTTAGCTGTCAGCGTCAGAGTAGCGGGGCAGTCAAGTATATCCCTATTAGCGATAAAGCCCGCGGCATTATAGACTGTAACGATGACGCTGCCAGTATAAGGTTCTCTCACCTCGCCAGTCACTTTATATGCCGACACAGTAAGCTTTGTCGTTGACGGGTTGCCGTTTGAGTCAACGGAGATAACAGCCGGCGACGCTATCATGTAATACCCTACTGCGGGGCGACCCGGCTCCCCATCCTGAGGAGCCGGAACGAGATGATCAACAGACGTTATTATCATACGCTACGCCTTTTGCGCCTCAAGGCGGACGGAGATGCCGTCGTATTTGAGGATGTTGTCATAAGTCAGCGTACGCTCAGTAATGTCAGTGAGAGCGTTACCCTTAGAGTCAGTAAAGGCGAAGCTAAACGTCCATCCAGTTGATATCTTT